GTGTCCTCGATGCCCTGGAGGGCGAGGATGTCCATGATACCCTCGCGGATGTGGCGCTCGAACTCGGCGGCCTCCTCGTCCATCGGCTGGTATGCCGCGTCGATATGGTCGTTGGTCGCCCCCGCCGCGATGGTGTGGACGTCCAGCGCGCCGAAGTCCTCGTAGATGTCGGCCTTGATCTGCGCCAGCGTCTCCTTGCGGCCCTCGACGGGCACCTCCTGCGTGTACGGCGTCACGGACTGCCCCTGCTCGGCGTCGACCTCGGCCACGTGCGTCAGCTTGAGCTTCGCCCGCCACAGGTCGAGGTCCCTGTCGTCCATGCCGCCGGCTCCGTTGATGAGCCAGTAGATCTGTGCGCAGTCGCGCGTGTCGTTCACCAGGCCGCTCTTGATGAGGTCGTAGGCGTCGATGCTCTCGCGCATGCCGACGAGCGTGCTCTGGTGCGCGTCGCTGCCCCAGACCGCCACGATGGGCAGGCGGGAGTAGTTCTCCGCATCGACGGCCAGCTTCATCCCGTCCGCCGGTATCTCCCGATACGTGACCTTGTAGGCGCGCTTGGCCTCGGCCACCTCGAAGTCGAAGCCGCTGCCGCCCGACACCATCTCCGTGTAGCCGTCCTGCTCGTAGAGGGTCGCGTGCCACGGGTGGTCGGAGTCGAGCCGCCAGAACCTCACGCCGGCGTATAGCGCCCCCGAGTACTCGTCCCACACCGGGCAGAACTCGTCGGCGGTGAACACGTCGATGTGGTCGAGGTTCCAAAACGGGAATGACACACCGTGGATGAGCGCCTTGAGCCCCATCTCCATGACGTCGTCGTCGAAGCGGTCGCCAAGCCCCTCCTTGGTCGTGTCCTTGCCGCCCGCCGAGACGTCCACGAAGCTCACGCCCTTACCGAGCGAGTACGTGCAGCGCTGGACGTTTAGGCGCTTGAACAGGTTACTCGCCAGCCTCAGCTTCGAGGCCGTGAAGTCCTCGGCCTCGGCACCGGAGCACGAGTAGATCTTCTGCACGAAACGGTTGATCGTGACGTTGTGCTGGCGGTAGTACTCGTTCGCGGTGACGGCGTTGCGGTACATCTCGCTCGACATGTGCCGCTCGATGGCATCTGCCGCGAACGCCGTCGCCGACGCCGCCGCCTTGAGGTCGCCATCGGTCACCAAAGGCCCCTTAGACAAGCCGCTACCTCCCTCCAAAGAATGGGTTTACCTGCTCTTTCGCAGGCTTGTACATGCGCAGTGTTGCCACGCCGTAACGGAGCGCGTCGCAGCTGTGGTCCTCGACCTTGACGGGCCTGTCGCCGTCCGCCTTGGCGTCCCAGCAGTAGCCGCCGAGCTCGCCTATCAGCCCCGTGCAGGCGTCGGAGATGCGCACCGTGCCGTTGCCCAGGCACACCCCCGTCTCTCGTATGCCGTCCGCGACGTCGTTGCGCCCCTTCTTGGTCTTGAACCCGGCCTGCCGCATCGCGGCGATGAAGCTCGTGGCGCTCGGGTCGATGATGAACGTGGGCGGCTTGCCCAGCCCGCGCACGAAGTCGGCCATGTCGGCCACGTAGTCGGCGTCCGTCTTCTGGTGCCCCGTGTCGCGGCCCGAGTAGCGGTACTCGTCAACCGCGTGCCACACCTTGCCGTCAAACGCCCACAGCAGCGCCGCGAAGGCGTTCTGCGTTCCGTAGTCGCAAGACACCGCGTACTTGGCGGCACTGCCCGTATATCGGCTCTCGAGGGCACCCTCCCACTCGGGGTAGACCAGGCCCTCGGCCAACGTCCACTTGCCCAAGATGTAGCGGTCGTAGTACACGCCGCTGCCGTAGTCCTTGATGAGGGCTTCGATGACATCCGGTGCCAGCGCACCGTCCCAGATCGTGTAGTCCTGCCTGTAGATGTCGCTGTCGCCGTCGAGGAACCGCTTGAACCAGTGGTTGGGGCTGTCGGGGTTGCAGGTGCCGTCGAAGCGGCTGTGCTCGCAGCGCAGGCGGCTCTTGAGCATCTGGAACACATCTTCGCTCCACGTGGCGACCTCGTCGCCGTAGACCCACTCGAACGTGGCGCCCTGAATCTTGGATACGCTCGTCTTCTTATCCGCCCCGAGGCAGTAGACCTTACGCCCGAATATCCGGGCCGTGTTGTCCCGCCCGATCTGGCTGACGACGTCTTCGCTGTAGAGTGAGCGCATCGGCTCGAGGATGTTGCGCTCGAGCGTCGAGCGGGTGTTCCCGATCATCACCGCCAGCCCCTCGCCCCTCATGGCGAGAAGCCTCTGCGGTATGGTCACGGCTATGTCGACGTAGCTCTTGCCCGAGCCCGTCGCCCCGCACTTCACGTTGTAGCGGTGCGTGCAGTTGGCGAGGTACTCGCGCTGCATCCTCGTGAGCGGCATCGGCTACTCGTCCCCGCCGATTGAGGACGGCACGGACAGAACCAGCTCCTTGGCGGCCTTGAGCACCGCCGTGTCGGTGGTGTCCATGATGCGCTGCGCCTTGGCGTACTCCTGCGGGTACTTGCGCTCGAGCAGCCACGCCGCCGCCTGCCAGCTGTCGCCGCTCGCGTCCATGATGCGGCCCACGAGCGTCGCCTTGCGCTCCACCTCGGCCTTTTTTAGAACGTGACACAGTTGACGCTGATTGTCTGTTCTGGGGTGGTTGATCCAGCGGCTGTATGTCTCGCGTGCGACCCCGAGATATGCGGCGATGTCCCTGTCGGTCATTCCGGCACGGCACAGGCGGACGGCATCCTCGATGCCCTCCTTGGTCAGTTTTTCACGCCCTTTTCCCGCCACAAAATCACATTTCCGCTGGTAAATAGCCATATGGAAACGCGAACGTTCCCACCTTTCTACGCACGTGGACAAGCGCGTGCGTTTGCCCACGAGCGTAGAAAGGGGGTAACGTTTAAAGAAAAGGCCCCGGTTTCCCGGGGCCTTTCGGCTACTCGACCTTGGTCGGCTTGATTCCGATTGCCTCGGCCAGCCTCTCAGGCGTCACCGTCCAGCTTCTGCCGTCTGTGCGCGGCCTGTCGTATGCGGTTGCTCTCCACCTCTTCCTCGAGCCGCCTCTTCCTCTCCGCCAGATAGCACCCCTTGCACAGCCTCCACTTCTTCGCCTGCGCCGACGTGTCGAACACGGGCCGCGCGTCGCACACGATGCACAGCCCATCCGTTCCGGTCGAAAAGCGCCCGTACCGCTGCCGCGCGTGCCTCACGGCGCTCGGCGTCACCCTGAGGTCCGCCGCGATCTCCGCCGCCGTCCGCTCCGGGTGCGCCTGCATCCGCCCTATCATCTCGTCCGTCCACAGGACGTAAGAGGAGCGCCCCTTCCGGAGCGCCCACTCGTCCCTCAACGGATGTGTTGACTTTGTAGATGGGCCTTTTGGCCCATCTCCTACAGGTGGCCTACACGCCATTCGCATACCCCCTAAAGCTCGACCGCCGCGGCAGAACCTTATCAAGCGCCGGGGACCAACTCACCGAGGACGCTCGATATTCTCGCTCGGGCGGTCGATGAGGTCGGCAAGTCTTTGCCACGTATCGGTTCCACAGCTGTCCAACCCGCAAAGCGCATCGTAGTGGCCGAAAAGCATCGTGCTCACCTTCATGCACTGGTTGCAGTCGAGCTCCGTTTTCCGGTGCTCGTCAAAGTATAGGCACTTGCCTGAGCGCAGGAACTCGACGGCCTCGCGGCGATCTTCATCGCTAACCCTCATACAGCACCTCAAGCCCATACGCGACGGCGGCATCATGCTCGATGCGGCATCCGCGTGCGTTCTCCCAGCCCTTGCAGAAGTAGGCCGCATGGCACAGGCTCATGTTCTCGAGCGACTTTGCGAGGTAGCAGAGCGGAATCTGCACGACGCCGCGCTCCTCCATGGCCTCGTCGCTGTACCACTCGTCAGTAAATAAGGTGTTCACGAACTCGTAGCCCATCTCGCGCAGCTTGGCGTGCGCCCTATCCCTCGCCTCCGCGATCTCCTCGTCGGTCTTGCCGGCCATGGGCTGAGAAATCATCGCTCGTTTAGTCAACATAGCTCACCCTTTCATTCCATAGATCTGCGGCGAACTCCTCGGCGTACTCTAGGTCCGTCCGTGCGCCGCATCCAAAGCAGCTCACGTAGAAGGTGCGCAGACCTTGATACTTGCCCTGCTATATCTCAGCATCGCCACCGCAGAACGGACAGGGCTTCAGCTCGATCTCGTCCATCAGTCCTCACTACCTATCCATGCGTACTGCCTAAACATTTCTTCTGGCGCGTCGATCGTCACAGCTTCGGCGTTTACGGTCACAACGTCGCCCGATTCGAGCAGCACGACCGCGACCGGGTACGCGATTTGCCCGGCGGGAAATCCACCGATTAGAGGTGATGCGTCATGCGTCCACGCTTTTTGATAGAAGCCGACAAGCAGCGCTTTCGTCTTTTCTCCGGGCATTTCGGAAATGAAGCAGGGTGTCATGTTCATCAGTCCTCACCCCTCAGCTTGCGGATGCGGGATGCAATGTCGCGCATGGCAATTCGAGCGCAGCCGTCCCCGCCACCGGGGCACGATGTACAGTCATCTTCGTCTTTGTCTCTGTGGAAGTAGGCGCAAGCCTCGTAATACCGCGCGTCACCTGCCTCGCCCAAGTCTTCAAGCAACTTCTCCCAGCTGTCGGGCGGGGTGGAGAAAAGCTCGTTCGGTCGCATCGAGACACAGCAGAGCTCGTCTACTTTGCCGGTAAGGCACGAGAGGGACACCTCAGTGATACGGTGATAGTCGATCAGCCTGATACCGACCGGCCTGTACTCGGCTCCGCGTCCGTCGTAATACGTGCCGCCCAGCTCGATCTCCTTGCCGTCGGCGGTCTTGATGTCGATATTCATCACTCAACCTCCTCGTAGTCGCGGCACTCGTCGCACTCGTCCTCGCAATACAGCAGGTTCTCCATGAGCCACGCCACGGCCCACTTCGCCAGGCGCCAGAACCCTTCCTTGCGGTCAGGCGCCTCTGCGTCGTAGGCGCGCTCGAACTCGAGGTGGCAGTAGCCGTAGTCGACGTGAATGTCGCTGCCGCAGAAGTGCCTGCAGTTCCCGCACATCCTGGGCTCGCAGGCCCCACCGAAGCTGCGCTCGATGGCGGCGTCCGTCACCCCCATCGGGTAGCCGCCGACCCTCGAGTCACTCATCGCAGTCCGCCCCCCTACGCTCTCGTCGAGCAGGTCGATGGCATCCCCGACGGTCGCCTCGATGCTCGTCAGCTGGCGGCGCAGGTTCTGCACGAGGTTCGCGCCGGTGACCTCCGCCCTTCCCGCCTCGTAGGCGCGCTCGATCATGTCGGTCACCGCGACCTGCATCGCCGTGTCGTTGTAGCCGCGCCTGACGCGGTACTTCCCCAGATAGGCGTGCGCCCTGTCCTGCGGCCTGCACTCGCGGTCGAAATGAAACACCTCGACCGCGTCGGCCTTGATCTGCTCCAAAGTCTCCATCACAGACGTCCTCTCTCCCAATTCCTCGCATTGCAGCGCCCGATGGCCGCGTCCACGTCCTCCTGCGTGAACCCCTCGGCATCGAGCAGGTTGACGACCGCCTGGACCACGTCCATGCACTCGTCGATAAGGTCCTGGCGGTACGCCCGGCGCGCCGTCATGATCTGGCTGTGGCGCACGCCGTCGTGTAGCTGCCACGCACCGAACACCTCGGCCGCCTCCTCGAGCGGTTTGAGCGCCTGCGCCTTGGGTGCATCCGGCTTGTCGAACGCGCCGAACGCGAGCCTGTAACCGTCCTGCATCAGACGCACCTCCCTTCCGCCAGCGCAGAGCGCATGGCGTTGATCTCGCGGCCCGACTCACTCCTCGTTCCGAGGTACACGTCCACGGGCCGCTTGCTCGCGTCCCTTCGCGCCACGTTCTCGCACCACCCGCAGCAGTACCTCTGGTTCCTGTACGCCGTGCGGAACCGCCTGCCGCACTGCCTGCACTCGAGCACGTAGCCCCCGCGCCTGTCCCGCAACTCAGCCCTCATGTCGCGCCTCCCAGTAGTTGCACCTCGCGAGCCCCTGTGTGGCGTGCACGAAGTCGGGGCAGCGCATGCACGTGTACCGCTTGCGGCCCTCGCCGGATGCCGTCATGACCGCCTCGCTCACGGCGCAGAACCTGCACGTCTCGCAGCGGGCGCTGCGCGGCCCGTCGTCGTAGATGCTCGCGGACCCCTTCGGTCTGCCCATGTTCTCGCTCCTCTCGGCGACCAAGCTCATGACGCCCTCCTCTCGCATGCGGCCCTCGCATCCAGCAGACGCCGCGCGTCCTGGTACGCCTTGAGCGCCACCGGGTCGGCGGTCGTCCCCCTCGGGGCCTTCACCTTCGCCGGGTCGATGCCCGGATATTCCTCGCGCCACCTGCGCTCGAGCTCCGCCCTCGTCTGCTCGGGCGTCCTCGTCGGCTTGAACGTGGCGGCCTCGACCTCCGAGGCGGTGGGCTTGCCCCTCGCCCGGTCGTCGGCGTCGATGCGCTTCTGGCGCCTGGACCAGTCGAGCGCAAGGGCGCCCCAGTTGCTCACCGGCTGGCCGTTGCCCTTGACCCAGCCCTGAGACTCGAAGTGGGCCCAGAAGGCGTCCGGGTCGCCGCTCAGGCAGTTGGCGCCGAAGTAACCGCGGGCCTCATCGAGGGTCGGCGGCTCGAACTCGGGCGGCGCGGCGGGGGCATCGCCCCCATCACAGGACAGCTCAGCACAATCCAGTTCAGGACAGGACAGGACAGGACAGGTTAGGTTAGGGTTTTCACTTTCGGAAACCTGCGTTTCGGGTTTGTCGGAAACTGGTTTCCCGTTTGAAAAACCTAGGTTTTCACTTTCGGAAACCTGCGTTTCGGGTTTGTCGGAAACTGGTTTCTTGCGCGGGCGACCGCCCTTGCCGCCCCTGCCGCGCGCGTCCTTGGAGTTGTCGATGGCGTTCTTCATCGCCTTGAAAACGCGGCGGAGGTGCTTCGGAAGGTCGGCCTCGACGCCGTGCAGCCCGTACATCATGATCGCGTCGGCGAGCATCGCGCGGTCGCGCAGGTCCTCGGGGTCGCTCGCGTCGAAGTCGTCGTAGACCTCGGCGAAGCTGTCGAACACGGTGAAGGCCATCAGAACCACCCCCATAGAAGCGAAGAGAAGAACAGGAAACCCGCGGAGAAGGAGGCGGCGAACAGGGCCGCCTCCCAGTGGTCGCGGATGATGTCGGGTACGTGCCTCATCAGAACGGCACGTCCTCGTCGTAGAACTCGGACTGCGGGACCGCGGCGTAGGCCTGCTGGGCGCTCCACTGCGGCGCGGCCTGCGCCTGTGGCTGCACGGGCACCGTGTCCGCGAGGCTCTGCTGCGGCTGGGCCTGCGTC